TCCAGCAGCTAATGCAATTAGAGTATTGATCACTAAAATAGACTAATAAAATATTATGGCTAATCGTTTTTTAAGTAATATAACGATAAACGATGAGTATACCTTCCCTTCAACGGATGGAACTGCTGATCAGATAATATCTACCGATGGAGCAGGCACTCTTAGTTTTATTGACCCTGCTACTTTGTCAGTCGGAGAGTCTGAGCAGGTACATATTGCTTGTAAAAATACTTCAGGAGTAAGTATATCTAAAGGAGACCCAGTATATATTACAGGTACTGTTGGGACTTCATTTATAGTTGAAATTGCCGCAGCTGATGCAAGTAATGCGGCAAAAATGCCAGCGGTCGGATTAGTTGAAACCGATTTAGGTATTAATGCAGAGGGCTATGTAATTGTTTCAGGTGTATTAAAAAATTTAACAACTGATCCACTATCTTCAGGAGATGGAACTCCATCTTCAAATGATACTATATATGTTAAAGCTGGAGGCGGTTTAACAAAAACAAAACCTACTGGAAGTGGTAATTATATACAAAACGTTGGTAAAGTTGGTAGAGTAAATAGTTCAAATGCAGGTTCTATTGCAGTATCAACAATTATGCGTACTAATGATGTTCCAAACCTAAGTACAGGAAAAGTTTGGGTTGGTACACCTACATATACAGCTGAATCTACTGTTATACATTTAGATGAGTCTAATGCAAGATTGGGTATAGGTACTTCGAGTCCTGTTGCGAAGTTAGATGTTGAAGGTAGTTCTGTGTTTAGAGACCAATTAAATATTGACCCAACAGGAGACCCAAACAATGTATTATCTTTAAATGCAAGAAATTCAAATGACTATACTAATGTAGTATTTAGGAATAGTGTTGGTTCTGCTAATTGGGCTGAACTTATAGCAACTCCTAATACATTTGTTTTTGAAACAGCAGGCACAGAACGACTGCGCATAACAAGTGGTGGCGACATATCCTTCCGTGATACTTCAACTAATGAGGCTTTCTATTGGGACGCAAGCGCTGCGAGTTTGGGTATAGGGACCACGAGTCCTTCTAATGGTGTTTCGGGATTACATATAGCCGCTAATCAAAGTACTGACCAATTATATTTAGAAAGAACAAATGGTGCAACAGGTAAATGGTGGCTAGGAACAGCTAATAATAGTTTATATTTTTTTGACACTGTTGCTAATTCTACAAGAATGCGCATAGACTCGAGTGGGAATGTGGGGATAGGCACTGAGAGTCCCGCTTCTAACCTTGATGTTGTTGGCGCTACAGGTATTTATCAAAGGGATAATTCTGGTGGTAGTCTTGTTTTTGATGACACAGATGTTGCTGATGCTGCAGTTCCAATGTCTTTTATAAGAAATTCTGCTGGATCTTTAAGTTTTGGTCGTGCTAATAGAAATTCTTCAACTGATTTAACAACAGGCTCTACAGAGTCTATGCGTATCAACACTAGTGGTAACGTAGGAATAAATGAAACAAACCCCTCTACTGCTAAACTTGTAATTCAAACAGATTCAGGAAGTGGGATTGATTTATACAGAAGTGCTGTTAATGCAAATTTTGAAGCATTTAGGTTTAGAGATTCATCAAACGCTAATACGGAAGCAAGTATCGGTTGGAGTGCTGACCAATTAAGATTAAACTCAACTAATAACACTGTACTTACTACTGCTGGTTCAGAACGAATGCGCATAACCTCTACAGGCAACGTAGGAATAAATACTACGACTCCATCTGAAAAACTGCACGTTAGTGGTAATGCTAGAATAACTGGAGCTATATATGACTCAAATAATTCATCTGGAACCTCTGGACAGGTATTAAGTTCCACGGCTACGGGTACAGACTGGATTAGTTTAAGCGCAGCATCAGGAGTAGACGGAAGCGGTACAACTAATTACGTAGCCAAATGGTCTGATGCAGATACTATAACAGATAGTGTTATTTTTGATAATGGTACAAACGTAGGGATAGGCACTACGAGTCCTGGTCATCCTTTACACGTTTATAACGCAACTATTGACACTGTTGCAAGGTTTGAATCGGGTGACGGTTCTGTTGCTTTGTCATTAAAAGCATCAGACAATACGGCATTATTAACAACATCTAGTACTGATTTTCTTGTAAAAAATGATGGTTCTGGAAACCTACGCTTTTTCAATAATAGCTCTGAAAGAATGCGCATAGACTCGAGTGGTAAAGTGGGAATAGGGACTACGACTCCTGCTGCGCCACTTCACGTAAACGGTGGTTCTTCAACAGGATTTGCTACCGTAAAGCATTTAGAATTAGGTTTTACTTCGGGAAGAGGGCTTACTGTAAGCACGAGTCAAGTAGTCGCTATTGATGATTTAGTAACTTTTGATGCCCCTACTACTACTTATGGTCAGATGGCTTTTAAAACTGCTGGTTCAGAACGAATGCGCATAGACTCTTCTGGTAGAGTAGGAATAGGTAAAACACCTTCAACCGAAAAACTTGAAGTTAATGGTGCTATTGTGTGGGAAGGCCCTTTAACTACATCTCAAACAAGCGCAGGCGTATTAGATAGGGCAGGGGATGATTTAAGAATAAGAGCTTATGGAGCAACTGTGGGCTCTGGCCAATTAGTCTTTAGAACTGGTGGCGGCGGGGGTTCTGTCGATTCCGAAGCAATGCGTATAGACTCGAGCGGCAACGTAGGAATAGGGACTGGTGGGAGTGTTGCTTCTAAATTGCACGTTCAAAACAATTATTCTTATGAAACTTCAACAACAACCCACAATAACGTTCATATTAGGTTAGGCGAAAACACACAAGACAACTATATAACCAATATAGATGGTCATATGTTTTTAAGCACATCGCCATATAAAGGTGCAAACAGAGTTTTTTTAGATGATGGAGCAACAAAGTCATCAAGTGCCTTATTTTTTGGGGGGAGTATAGGGGATTTTGCAATTAATACAGGTAGTGGCACAACAGGAACTATCATTACAGAAACGCCTAAATTATATATAAAAAACACAGGCAACGTAGGGATAGGGACTACAAGCCCGGGGACTTTCTTACACATAGATGCAAGTGGAACTCCATCAAATAATGTGCCTTTAAAAATACAGTCTGGGGCAGCTACTTCTTTTATGCATTTTAGGGATGCCAATACAACTGCAGATTTTAAAGTTAGATTAGGGTCTTCAGGTGATAATTTATTAATGTACGCTGGCGGTGCAGAAAGAATGCGCATAGACTCAAGCGGTAGAGTAGGAATAGGTACTGATAGTCCATTTACTAACCTAACTGTATATGGGGCAACTGATTCAAGGATAGCATTAATAAACTCAAATTCAGGGACTACGTCAAGTGATGGATTTGTAATGATTCTTGAAGATGATTCAGAAGTTCACTTTTTGAATAGAGAGTCTGCCGCTATTAAATTTTCAACCGCAGGCATAGAACGAATGCGCATAGACTCTTCAGGCAACGTAGGAATAGGTATTACGAGTCCGAGTCAGAAATTACACGTATCAGGAAATGCTAGGGTAACAGGGGCGTATTATGATTCTTCAAACTCATCTGGGACTAGTGGCCAGCTCTTGAGCTCTACTGGAAGTGCTACTGATTGGATTGACGTACCACCCGCTCCTAGTACAGATAATCAAAATGGTGGATCACCACTGAAATATTGGTCAGGCACCCAGTCTCAATATGATGCTTTGACCCCTGATGCAAATACAATATATTTTATTACATAATGGCAATACATCGAAATACTTCATCACTTTCCGCTATATATAAAGGCGGCTCTCAATTATCAAAAGTATACGCTGGATCAACACAGATTTGGCCAGACGCATTTACCGCATATGATTTAGATTTCCTTGTTATTGGTGGGGGTGGTCCTGGCGGGTATTCAAGAACTAATGATGAAGCTGGAGGCGGTGGAGCTGGGGGATTTGTAAGTTCAGTTGATGAAGGAGTTGAAACAATTTCAGCTGCTGGTATTACAATTACGGTTTCTGTAGGCGCAGGTGGAGTATCTGTTACTGACCATAATACTGCACAAAATAATGGGAACGCAAGTTATTTTTCTTTTTCGGGCATAACCCCACCTACCGCTACCGGCGGAGGTGGTGGTGGAAATAATGCTTCAAGTTCTGATCCAAGAACTGGTAGAGATGGTGCTTCTGGTGGTGGAGGTGGATCAAGAGGTGAAGATGGCGGGCTTGCTACTAATTCCGGCGCAAGTATTACTCAATATGGAAATAACGGTGGAAATGGCGATAGCGGCGACGGTGGAGGCGGTGGCGGTGGAGCTGGAACCGCTGGTAGTGATTCGCCCGGTGGTAATGTTGGAGGTGATGGCGGATCCGGACGCGCTGATTCAATTACTGGAACTTCAATTACATATTCCGGTGGTGGCGGCGGATCGGGTGATGGTAATGGTGGTGGATCAGGAGGCTCTGGTGGCGGCGGAACCGGAGGTGATGGAGAACAGGGAACCGTATTCGGCATAATGCCAACAGCTGGTACTGCTAATACAGGCGGCGGCGGCGGCGGCGGCGGTGATGAAGATTCTTCTATTTACGGGGCTTCCGGTGGTTCTGGAGTTGTTATTTTAAGATTACCAACCGCATCATATTCTGGCACAACAACCGGTTCACCAACGGTAACTACTGATGGTACAGACACTATTTTAAAATTTACAGGTTCTGGAACTTATACAACATAATTATGGCACATTTTGCAGAATTAAATCAAGATAATATAGTTCAAAGGGTTATAGTTGTTAATAATGAAGTAATAACAAATAATAATAATGAAGAAGAAGAATCATTAGGTATTGATTTTTGTAAATCATTATTTGGCAATGAAACAAATTGGGCCCAGACTTCATATAATGGCTCATTCAGGAAAAGATTTGCGGCAAAAGATTATACGTTTGATATTACTAGAGATGCTTTTATTCCTCCAAAGCCTTTTGAAAGTTGGGGATTAAATGAAAATACATGCTCTTGGGAAGCACCTGTATCTAAACCAAATGATGGGCAAGAATATAAATGGAATGAAAACACACTTTCCTGGGATTTAATAACTGAATAATAAAAAAATGACTTACACTTGGAACAACACAACAGTTGACACTTATCCTTCGCTTGAAGGAGAAACAGACGTGATCTTCAACGTACATTGGAGACTTACGGGGGAAGATACAGATGGCAATGTAGGGAGTACCTACGGAACTATTGCTTTAGATACTTCTGATCTTTCAAACTTTACTGCATTTGCGGATATTACTGAAGCTGATATAAACGGCTGGGTAGAAGCAGCAATGGGTGAAGATGAAGTACAAGCTAAAAAAGATGCTATTGATGCGCAGATAGCAGAAAAGGTAAACCCAACCGTGGTTACCAAAACAATTGGCGCGGAATAATTATTAACCTTTAAATTTTAATAAAATGGCTGAAAAAAAAGAAAAGAACACCATTCTTATTGATGATGTAGAACACAACTTTGAAGATTTAACAAACGAACAACAAATTATTGTAAATCATATAGCTGATTTGCAACGCAAAATCCAATCAAGCGAGTTTAACTTGCAGCAATTAGTTTTTGGAAAAGATGCTTTTATTAGCGCTTTAAAATCTTCTATTGAAAAAGAAAAATCAACCGATGACGAACCCATAGAGGTTGTAGAGGCTAAATAAATTAATTTTAAATTTAATGGCTAAAAAAAAATTTAAAGAAACTGCGGTCGGTAAATTTTTATTACAAAAAATTCCTTCTGTAGTTGGCGCAATAGCAGAAGACACACCGGTTGGCAATGTTATACAAGCTATAATTGGTGGTTCTGACATGAGCGCCGAGGATAAAGAAATAGCATTAAAAAAGCTTGAACTTGAAAGAGCTGAAATGGATGGTATAACCAGAAGATGGGTTGCTGATGCGAATTCAGGCACGTGGCTAGCTTCTAATGTTCGCCCTCTAACTTTAGTTTTTTTAACAGTTGCTTTTGTAATTGGGTGGTATTTAGAAATAAAAGAATTAGATACAGTTAAAGAATTATTAACTATTGTATTCATAGGATATTTTGGTTCGCGAGGAGCGGAAAAGATTATGGGTAATAATCGACACAAATGACAGATTTAAAAATATACGGCATAAACATAACGGCATTAATAGCAAGTTCTCCATTCGTAGAAGGTATCAACCCACTGCTACAGACTATTGTTCTATTATTAACTATAGGATATACAAGTATAAATATATATCAAAAGCTTAAGAAATGAAAAAAGCGCAATCAAATGTAAATTTAGAAGATTTAAATCCTAGAATGATAGAATTTGCAAACAATCTTGAAAAAGCTATTGGCGCAGAACTTATAATCACTTCTGGATATAGATCGCCAGATCATCCTATTGAAGCAAAGAAAAAAAGTCCGGGTGAACATACAACAGGCTTAGCTATTGATGTTGCTGCTATTGGTGGTACACCTGTTTATGAAATAGTAGAAGCGGCAATAAATTTAGGTTGTAAAAGAATTGGTATATCAAGAAAATCAAATTTTGTACATCTTGGATTAGACTTATCCCGTGTTACTTCAATATGGACATATTAAAATAACTACAATGAAATTAATTAGAAAAATATCTATTGGTCAAGACTATAAGAATGAAGCCATGCATTATTCTGTAGGGCAAGAAGTTTACGGCGGGCACACAATTTGTGATATATTAGAAGAAGATAATGGGTACGCTATATATATACAAAAAGACGGCGCACAATTACCTTGGAAACATTTTAACGGCAATATGGCTGTTTCTATAGAATACAATTTAGATTATTAATGAGATCACTATACAATTATATTATATCTACTAAAGATCGATACAATAATAAAAAAAGCGTAGGGGATAAAGAACTTATACTTAATACCGAAATAACAGAAAGAGATTATCATTTTGTAAATAGGGTTGGTAAAGTAATAAGCGTTCCTATAAATATAAAAACCCCAGTTAAGCCAGGCGATGATGTAATAGTGCATCATAATGTATTTCGCAGATGGTTTGACGTAAGAGGCAATGAAAGAAACTCTGGGTCGTATATTGACGATAATACATATACAGTATATTCTGATCAGCTATTTGCTTATAAAAGAAATAATGAATGGAAGGCAATGCCTGAATTTTGTTTTGTAACACCAATAAAACAAGATTCAAAATGGAGCGTTTTAAGCGAAAAAGAATTAGCTGGAGAGCTTGTATATAGTAATGAGTATCTGGGGTCATTAGGATTAGCCTGTGGAGACGTGGTAGGCTTTACTCCTGTTTCTGAATATGAGTTTAATATAGAGGGGAAAAAAATGTATAGAGTTAAATCAAATGATATAACAATTAAGTATGGATAGGCGCAAAAAAATAATCGAGGCGGCTGAGCAAGCTTTAATTGAATTGGATAAAGTTATAAGACAAAAAATTGATTTAGCTGACTTGGACCCTGAAAAAGCAAAAATAGCTGCTCAAGCAAAATGGGCGGCAATAGAAGATTCTTTTAAAATAGTAGATAAAATTGAACAAATAAATGATACTAAGAAAGAATCTGAAAAAGAATCTATAAAATTTTTAGGTGTAGAAAATCGTATTAAATAATGTATAAACAAACACTGTATAATATAAATACAGACCATATTAACACCAAAGAAGTTAAAAGAAATAATAAATATAAAAAATATAATTACGGGTACAATAAAGATTTAGATTGTGTTGTAATTAGCAAAGACGGTACTATTGGTGAAATATATGAGATTCAAGGACTTAAGATAGCCTTGCCTTTAGCACCTGAAAAAATAGATGGGCAAGATTTAAAAAAAGAAAATCAAGTATTTAGAAAACGACAAAAGCCAGGATCTTTAAATAAGATTAAATCAATACATGAATTTAAATCTTTTCCAGATGATATTAAAGAAGAATACTACGATTATATTGAAATTGAATTTAATAGGCGTAATGATGGTTATTGGTTCATGTGCGATGGGGAGCCGTGTTACCTTACAGGGTCACACTATATGTACCTCAACTGGACAAAAATTGACGTTGGTGCACCCGAATTTAGACAGTCAAACAAATTATTCTATTATTTCTGGGAAGCTTGCAAAGCAGACGAAAGATGTTATGGAATGTGTTACCTCAAAAACAGACGGTCTGGCTTTAGCTTCATGGCATCATCAGAAACTGTTAACGTGGCTACAATATCAAGAGACTCAAGATTCGGTATATTATCAAAGTCCGGGTCTGATGCCAAAAAAATGTTTACAGACAAAGTAGTCCCTATATCATCAAATTACCCATTCTTCTTTAAGCCTATACAAGATGGAATGGACAAACCAAAAACAGAATTATCTTATAGGCTTCCAGCCTCTAAACTTACTAGAAATAGTTTTAAAGTAAAAACTGAGCAATCAGAAGAAGGTCTGGATACGACTATTGACTGGAAAAATACTGGCGACAATAGTTATGATGGAGAAAAATTAAAATTATTAGTTCACGATGAATCGGGAAAATGGGATAAACCAGATAATATATTAAATAACTGGCGTGTAACTAAAACTTGTTTAAGGTTAGGCGCTAGAGTTGTTGGCAAATGTATGATGGGGTCAACCTCCAATGCTTTAGATAAAGGAGGAGAAAACTTTAAAAAACTTTATGATGACTCAGACCTTACAAAAACAAAAAGAAATCGCAATGGGCAGACTCCTAGTGGATTATACGCTTTGTTCATTCCTATGGAATGGAACTACGAAGGATTCATCAATAAATATGGATTTCCTGTCTTCGATACTCCTGAAGAACCAGTTGAAGGGATCGACGGAGGAAATGTCTATACTGGAGTCATCGAGCATTGGGAGAATGAAGCAGATGGGCTTAAAAATAACTCTGACGCTTTAAATGAATTTTATAGGCAATTTCCAAGAACAGAACAGCATGCTTTTAGAGACGAAACCAAAGATTCAATATTTAATCTTGCAAAAATATATGAGCAAATAGATTATAATGAAGAAATGGTTTTAAGCGGCTATGTTACAACAGGCTCTTTTCAATGGGCTAACGGTGTAAAAGATACTAAAGTAGAGTGGCATCCTAACAAAAACGGAAGATTTAAATTATCTTGGATACCAAGTCTACAAATGCAAAATGCTTTTGAAACTAAAAATGGAATAAAGTATCCTGGGAATAAAGAATTTGGAGCATTTGGCTGTGATAGCTATGATATTAGCGGAACAGTTGACGGTGGCGGTTCAAATGGGGCATTGCATGGATTAACAGCGTTTAGTATGCATCCAGATGTTCCTAGTTCACAATTTTTTTTAGAATATGTGGCTAGACCACAAACTGCTGAAATATTTTTTGAAGATGTATTAATGGCAATCGTTTTTTACGGAATGCCTATATTGGCAGAAAATAACAAACCTAGATTATTATATTATCTTAAAAGAAGAGGCTATAGAGGTTATTCTATGAATAGGCCTGATAAATTATTTAATAAATTATCTGTAACTGAAAAAGAATTAGGTGGTATACCTAATAGCTCTGAAGATATAAGGCAAGCTCACGCGTCTGCAATTGAATCTTATATACAAAACCATGTTGGTATGCATGAAAATGGAGACTACGGTAATATGTATTTTCAAAGAACATTGCAAGACTGGGCTAAATTTAATGTAAACAATAGAACAAAATACGACGCATCTATTAGCAGCGGACTAGCTATAATGGCTTGCCAAAGACATTTATATTCTCCGCGTAGTATAAGAGAAAAGAAAAAAGTAGATTTTGGATTTTCAAAATATAATAATTCAGGATTAAAAAGTAAAATAATACAATAAAGATGGCAGAAGCTACAGGACAAGTTACCCAATTTCCCAGCCAATCAGTAAGCGACGCAGAAAAAGCAAGCGAAGCTTATGGGATGGAAGTGGCCAGAGGTATACAAAACGAATGGTTTAGAAAAAACTCTGGGACGGGTAGATTTTTACAAAATCAGCGTGAGTTTCATAGATTGAGACTATATGCGCGAGGAGAGCAGTCTGTTCAAAAATATAAAGATGAATTTTCAGTAAATGGAGATTTATCATATTTGAACTTAGATTGGAAGCCAGTACCTATTATACCTAAATTTGTAGATATTGTTGTAAATGGCATGCAAGACAGGCTGTTTACAATAAAAGCATTTGCACAGGATCCAACCTCTGTAAAAGAAAGAACTAATTTTGTTGAAATGATCCTTGAGGATATGAATACTCAGGACTTGATTACAGAGATAGATGAAAAGCTTGGTGTTGATGTGCGAAATATTAAGCAAGAAGATCTGCCTTCTAATGCAGAAGAACTTGAGCTGCATATGCAGATTGGTTATAAACAATCTATTGAAATAGCGCAGGAACAAGCAATTGATAATGTTTTTAAAAGAAATAATTATCCAGAACTAAAGAAAAGAATTGATTACGATCAAACTGTGCTTGGTATTGCGGCAACAAAACATACTTTTAATAATACAGATGGTATTAAATTAGAGTATGTAGATCCTGCGAATTTAATATATTCATACACAGAAGATCCTAATTTTGAAGACGTATACTATTTTGGTGAAGTTAAACAAATAAAATCTAACGAACTTAAAAAACAATTTCCAGAATTAACCGATGAAGAATTTGATCAAATAGTAAAACAATCTTCAAATTATAATAATTACGATTATACAAACAACGATTCT